ATATTATATATTGTTTTGTTAGTTATGTCAACCCAGTGCGATAGCTAGAGCCGTTGCATCATCAGTGGTTGCAAGGGTTCCAGTGGCGGTGGGTAATGTGAGAGTTCCGGTGTTGCTGATTGTGCTGATTACCGGAGCAGTAAGAGTTTTGTTAGTCAGGGTTTGAGAACCAGTCAGAGTAGTTACCGTGCTGTCGATAGCCAGTGTGACCGTGTTACCTGTCGCGCTAGAATCAAGACCCGTACCGCCCGCAACAGTCAAGGTTTCACTGTCAAGGTCAATAGCGATAGTGCCGCTATCTGTCGTAACGTCTAGATCTTCAGCAGTAAGCTGCGTATCAACATAATCTTTGACTGCAGCACTTGTCGGTAGGGTAGTGTCATTATCGTTAGACCCGATGCCCTCTGATTCCGTAACGATGGCGGAACCTGCAAAGTCAGCAACCTCAACGTTACTCAAGCTGTTGCCTGTGCCGTTAGCGTCGAACGTTTTGTTAGTCAGGGTATCCGTAGTTGCACGACCTACAAGTGTGTCCGTGCTGGTTGGCAGGGTGATTGTACCTGTGTTGCTGATAGTGCTGATAACAGGTGAAGTCAGTGTTTTGTTGGTCAGCGTATCCGTAGTCGCACGACCCACTAGTGTATCTGTGCTAGTTGGTAACGTAATAGTTCCGGTGTTGCTGATGGTGCTGATAACAGGGGCAGTCAGTGTCTTGTTAGTCAGGGTCTGAGAACCTGTTAGAGTAGCCACTGTGCTATCGATAGCGACTGTGATCGTGTTTGTTGCGCCGGATGTATCAATACCCGTACCACCAGCGATATCGAGTGTTTCACTGTCTAGGTCAATGCTGAGTGCGCCACCGCTGTCACCCTGAATGTCAAGGTCCTGTGCAGTAAGCTGTGCATCGACATACGCCTTAACGGACTGTTGTGTTGGGACTAGCGTTGCGCTGTTACTAGTCATGTCGTCTTCGTCAACGAACGCTGTAATCGTGATCGTTCCGTCAGACAGACTACCGTAAGTAACTGTGCCTGTTGTTGTGATAGCGGATGATCCGTTGTCGATTGCACCGAACCCACTAGTGATCGAACCAGCGTTAAGAGCACCGACGGTTGTTACGTTAGATAGAGTATCTAGAGCCGACTCAAAGTACGTCTCAAAGTCAGTCAGAGCGACCTGCACCATTGTGCCGTTGTCGTTGACGACTACACGGTCAGCATCTGCAAGCGTTGTGGATGTAGCGGCTGTGTCACCGTCTACGATGTTGAGTTCCGCAGCGGTTGAACTGATGGCTGTGCCGTTGAAGTCAATAGCGTCTAGATACGCTGTACCATCGATATACAGGTCTTTGAACTGTGCGCCGCTTGTACCAATGTCTATGGTGTTGTTGGCATCTGGCGTAAGGGCTGATCCAAACGTAACATTATCAGCAGCTGTCCCAACTACTGTTACTCGTGCACCCTCACCTGCTGTGCCATCGTGATTGTGACCCGTGCTGGCGTTAAATGCGGCTAATATCTGGTTAAATTCGTCATTACTATCGGCAGCGTCAATAACGTCGCCATCCACATACGTTGACTGTCTTGCTGAATATCCTGCCATTTTCTACCTTCTTCCTCCGGGGGTAAATTCTAATTGATATGCTTTGAGTGAGAACGGGAGTAGACCAGAGGTGTCATCTACTCTAACCGCTACTGTAAATCCTGAACCCTCTACTGTCTGCCTTACGAGAGGAGAGCCGGATGAACCATACACCGCTGTCCCATACTTACTCGCTGTCAGACCGTAGATTGCAACAGAGCCACCACTTGTTAGGTCATACGCTGCTGGCTGTGCTGCTGATGATGCGTTAAAGTCGTATCTCATACGAAATGTTGAGTTAACTGCACCTTCGTTGTCGTAGTTCCAAACGATACGCTGCATGTTCTTGCGGATACCAGCGTCACCCATAAAGTGTGCCGGGGAGTCGTACACCGCAGATATCGCTGTGCCATCGAACGTCCCGCCGGATTCTTGTGTGTATATGTATCCGTCGTAGCCTCCGTGTAAAACTGTTTCTACACCGCTGATAAAACCTGATACGCAACACGCTGCTTTTATACCTTTGATGTCAGCGTATTCCCACCCGATACCGCCTTCTACACCTGCTTTGATAACACCGATAAGACCTCGTGCAGATGCTTGTGCTTGGGCTTCCGTAGGGTAGAATAGACGATACTGACTCTTGGATCTGATTACGACAGATGATAGTCTAGCTGTGCCTATCTCGTCGATTCTGTCCTGTATTTGTTTGGATACAGTTCCTAGCTCAACGTCAGCGATACGTTCAGTACCTGCTATGGTACGCAACCCGTCAGGAGCAAGATAGATAAGATCACCGCCTATCTCTTGAACACTGAACCCGTCCACACACCCGATGCTACGAGTAACAGGCTGTAGCGCAAAGTCAGCTTGGGAGTTACCTTGAATCATGTATATCTGATCTTCACAGAATACAAACAAACGTTCACGGAACACTTTGAGCTTTCGTATTGCGCTATCTACTTTGATAGACCCTGCGCCATTAGCTGCTGAGAAGTCATCCTCATCGAACGGGGAACTAAACACCATCTCTTGCGGTGTTCCCGACATACCTGCATAGAACATGTGGTTCTTGAAGGCAGCAACGCGATTAGCTCCTGCAACAGAACTCTCACTTACGTCTGTAACACTACTATTGTCATACACAGAGGGTGCGTTCTGCCCGTCTACCCATATTACTTTTTCTGTGTTATTGAAGTTAAAAACCTCAAACTCGTATCTTCCGGCGGATGTACGCCCTGTATCAATCGATGTCCAACCGCTGCCCGACCCTTTGTATACTGCAGTTCCTTGTGCGGCAATAACCTGATCTTTGTAGATTGCTACGCCTAGTATAGTTCCGGATGATCCGCCCACTTGGTTTGAGTCATACTTGGTGAAGCCGTTGATGCGACGGTAGCCGCCTTTGATGTCGGGCTCAAAGTTTTGAAGCTGTGTGGCTGCACCGGGGGGTATTGAGAATGTGTCTCTGTCAAGAACCAGACCACCTCCAAGTCGTACCACAAATGGGCTGATAATTGAGGTATCTGGCATTAGACTGCTCTCATATAGTCTTTACGGTTGATGAGCTCAACTCTCATACGACGCAACCCTTGCTCATAGTCTCTCTGTGCAAACTGTGCAGCTTGTGGATCAGAACGTAAAAGGTACGCATAGTATTTTGCTCTGTTGACGATTACGTCGTGAAAACGATCAGGAATAGATGGAGTATCAGTGTTGGCAGTTAAATCTGATTTTGTTGTGTAGTAAGCGTAGCGAATGGTGTAGGTAGACTTGTCCGGAGTCGGAGACAGACCATATTTATCGTCTGGTGTGTGGTACACAAACTCTGGTAATCCTTCAGAGCTACCGTCTGGATTGGTGTCTGACTCATGGTACTTGTCAAGGTACTCATCATAGCTGATGTAATCGAGTCTTCTCTCAGGTAAACTCGCAGACTCTTGCACAGTAAATGTTGACCACTTCAGTGTTTTAGCGTCAGCTTCAAAGCTGTAAAGCCGTTGACCGTCTACTGTTGTATCTGAGTCGTTTGATACAGTGAAAGGCCATTCTACTTCAGAGTTGATTATATCTCTCTGTGCTTTGTTGATGAAGTCTGCAACAGCCGTTTGAATACCACGAGTAGAGGTCACGTTTGTGATTTCTACTTCGTTGAGCTCTCGTAAAACTGCGTTGCAAAGTTGTAAGTAATTCATTAGCTACTCTTATGAGGTTCGTAGTGTTCTTCAACGGATGTGGTTACATCAAAAGTCCCGCCACTTTCCATGTGACAAACAAGTTTGTCTCCGGCGTTTAGATGGAGGAGAGAACCTCCGGGAATGATATCTGCTGTAGTGTTCGCAGACATAGCCAAATCATTGACTAAGTTTTTGTAGGATGTGGTAGAAGCATGATATATTTCAATGCTAACTTTTTTATTGTTTGTAGAGCCGTTGGTTACGTGTAAAAACCGTACTAATCCATCGTGATTGGCAGGGCAGGTGTATAGTACATCACCGCTTGCTCCTCCAGAAGTTGCACTTATAGTGATAGATGCTGTGGTAAATTTTGCAACGTTAAGAACAGACATTAGTACATCGCCCGTCTTGAGGTGCTACCACATGAGTACATCTTACCTCCGTATGCTGCTTTTTTACGATCTGTACGCACGTTAGTAGGCTTACCGCCTACACCTTGCGCCCTTGCACGTTTACGACGAACCGCACTTGCCTTCTCTTTTGCAGACATTCGATTCGCTTTCGCACGAGGAACACATTTCGGATAACCGGATTTTTTTAAACTGGCTTTTTTTCTTCCGCAAGGGGGATGGCCTCCACCCTTTTTCTTGCGGCTTATATCCACCCAGTCTCCTTTTGGTCCTTTTCCAAACCATTCTTTTAGGCTCATTAGTAAGTTCCGCCACGTTTCTTATAGGTCCTAACCAACCAAGCATTTGCGTAAGCACTTGGGTATACTTTGAATTTTCGCTTGGCTTCCGCTTTTACACGAGCATAAAGAGCCTTGTTCTTGGGTGTTGGGCTCTTTGATTTCTTAGTTTTTGAAGATGTTTTCTTGGTCATTTACAGTCACTCTTTCAAATGGATGACTAGGTTCACCTGATAAAAGGGTAAGTGCTCCTAGTTTTAGATCTGCTTCTATCCAATCTTCTATTGCTTGTTCTAATCTGTCGTACACTTTATCAACATCTGTGTCGGCAATAAGAACACCATTGAAGAAGTCAAATAGTTGTTCTGCGTCCCGTTTCTTGGACATGTATCTGTGCGATAGGGCTTGTATAATCAACTGACTCATGGAACACTCCTTGCCTTTATGATACACTAAAACTGCTGAAAAGTCAACTAAAATATAGAATAAGTTTTACCGTCGTATATTAGACACTCTTTTCTGTTGTCATTTTCTACCACTGAACAATGTATCCACCCGGAAGATGGGTCATCTGGTGTGTAGTATTCCAGTATCAGCTGATCGAAGTTGAGGTTGTTTCTGACCCATTCTGCAACTTCTTTGTTGTCAAATCCGGGAAGTTCAAAGTCTACAGCCTCTCCTTTTGCGTGTTGGCTCTTAGAACTAGATCCAATAGCCTCACATAAAGCTACACTACGGAATCCAGAAGATGGTGCAAACGGAACACCAAAATGATCACGGACAGGTTGTAGTATCTCAGAACACACTCTCTGTAGATTTTCTATCTGCTGTTCATCTGGTGTGTTATCTATACCCATACGAGCAGCTGTTTGACTGCGAGTTAGTTCAGATAACGTGAAGTTATACGATAATCGCACAGATTTAGCC